ATATGCTAGCTTCTATTGTTAATATGGATTGTAAAAGAGTATGGGTAGCTGACAGATGTACTGACGGCACTGTAAAAAAACTAAAATCTCTTAACGAATTTTATATCAAAACAAGTCCGTTTCTTTTAGGTAGGCAAACCTCTTACTGTAGAAATTTAGGTTTATCTTTTTGTGATAAAGGAGAAAATGTATTATTTTTAGATGGTGATCGTTATATAAAACACGGAAGTTTAAAAAATTTAGAACAATGTAAAAGCGATATAGTTTTACTTCTTTTGGAATATGACAATAGAGAAAGGTTAGATTTTAGTAAATCTTACGGAGAAATTCATAACGGTTTTTATTCTTGTGGAGTATATTTTAAAAATTCAGCTTTACAAAAAATATTAAAATTTCAAAAAGGAGAATTATTCAGTATAAAAATGCAAAAACATTGGGGTATAGAGGATACGTTTTTAGGCGACGTATGCTATCATTTAGGACTTACTTGTGAAATATATCAAGACTGTAGATTAAATGGTAAATTTGATGATAAAACTGTAGGAATTCGAAATATTGAAAAGAGATTAAACGCTCGGCAAAAACTAAATGTAAAATGGTAATGGTAACACAGAAAAACAAAAAAGGGGAAACTTTGTAGTAGTCTCCCTTTTTTTATTTTGTATTTTGATTTTTGTTTAAAAATCAAATTCTTTACTAGGTTCTATTATCTCTTTAGATAATGGTTTATAATCAGTTCGTTTTAATGTTTCCTCTTCTATATTATATATAGAATATAACTCATAGAAAGTAGGTATTTTCATTGCTAATTCTTTTTCCCAAGATTCTCTCAATCTTGTACTTCTTGAAAGTATATCGGACATACTACTTTTTGGACTTCTTCCTTTTAGTAGTTGTTCTTTTGCTTCTTTTGAAAAATGAGAATATTTTCCTTTTAGAAATAAATCATAATCTGGTTTGAATTTATCCGGAATTTCAAATAATATTACAGTATAATCTCCTCCATGTAGAGAAAATTCTCCTCTATAGTTTTGATTATTACGTAATGTATCTAAAAATCCAGTATACTCAACCTTTTTATTCCATTTGAATACTGAATATATTCTATAAGGAACTATTGCTTCTCCTTCTTCTTTTAAAAAACTTTCGATTAAATATGGTTGGAAAAAATCAATATTGTATCCTATTAAAGGTAATAGGAAATTTGAAGTTTTCGTATTTGCCATATTTGAGAATTTTAGAAAATTATTGGACCGTCATTACCATTTATTTTATTCCAGTTTCCTGAACTATAAGAATATAAAAGACTACAAGCTATTTTTATAAATTTAAGTTCATTATTTACAAATGTTTCAGCAGACATTCCAAATAACCAACAATAACTAGGATTTTGTTTTTCTACAGCTAAAATATTATAATATACAGAGTATCCTAAATTAATAAGTTCGGTATAATTATATTTTATAGCTTGTAGATACATATACCCTTGTAAATCATAATCGTATTCTTTTATAGTTTCTGTAAACTTGGATATTTTAGACTTAGTAGATTTTAAATCTAAAATATCTATAGTTTTTTTATTATGATCAATTACTACTCTATCAAGAGTTGAATCTAATTCCATAGGTTCTTCGAATAGATCACTATACCATTTTAAATTCTTCTCTGTAAAAACCTCTACTCCAAATTCAGGTTCGATTCCTATACAAAACCTATAAATATAAGGTGAATTTAATACAGAAGTTTCCATAGATATTAGTAAATCCCATTCTTCTTGAGTTAGAGTTTTAAAATTCTCTAATTCTACTAATTTAAGAAACATTTTTAAATATGTTTCGTCTTTTTCATTTTCCCATATTTTCTTATATAAAGTGTCGGCATCACATTTTAATTCTGATGCAAATATGGCATTATTTAACCAATCTTTAGTTCTATCTTCTTCTCCATTAGAATACATAGTTCTTGTAGAAACTAATGTTTTTACAGCATCTGCATATTTTCCTTCAGGAAATACAGGTAATACTGCATATTCTTTTAAGAATTCATCTTTTTGAAGAATCAATTTATGAAAGGCAGAACCGAAATCGAAATAAGATTTCCTTTCCAGAGTACCCTCCTTTAAATCTTTTTGATATTTTCTAAAGAGTTGAGCATTTTCATAGAACATTTTCAGAGTAGAAAATCCTATTTTATCGCTCTTCATTAACTCTTTATTCATTGTTATATTGTTTTATTGTAAATACTAATTTTCGTTCTTCTAAAGAAGATACTTCTTCCCATATTACTTCTCCTGAAGATTTTATATAATGGACATTATCGTCCGGTATTATTCCTTTTATTTTTAATACATCGTTGAAGCATTTTCCCCAAATCCATTGGTTATCAGCATCCCAAGAAGGCATATAACCGATATTAGGAACTTTCCAACAAAGTACAAAATCTTTTGTTTTCTTATTTTGTTTTAATCTCACGTCTCCGTAATTTACAGGAGCATAAAATTGTAATGATGTTTTAAGTGGGTACATTCCTGTTAAGTCCAGATTTTCTGGTAAAAATCCACTTATATATTCATGCATTTTTTCTACCACCAAGGCTCTTACTCTAGGATGTAAATTCCCTGAATATAAGGCTTGTCCATTTATTTTAAAATACTTGAATTTAGACTTATTTACATGAGTCATAAATTCGGGTATTTCTATTTTGATTTCATTTGCTATTTTCATACAGCATTTATTAATGATGTAATTAATAAGTTTCTTGCATTTTCAAAACCCATAATACATCGAGCATCTGATATATCTTTACAACCGTTATTTTTAGTTTCTTCGTTTTGTAAAAATATAACTTTTATATCAGAATACATTTGTTTAAGTCTATCACTTCCTTTAATTCCCCCTTCATCGAAATCGAATAACAAATATATTGTCTCGAACCTATTCGCTAATTCTTTATATAATTCTTCAGTTATACCTATACTTTCTGCTTGTACTGCTATTGAATTAATATTCATAGTTTTAAGTACCATTACATCTTTAAGAGATTTTGTAATTATTAAAGTATCTCCCTTGTCAGGAAGATTGTGATAACCTTGAATATATTTATAAGAATTTGCGTTTGTTTTCCATTTTTTCCTTTTTTCTATTTCTAATGGTTTATATAGTTTAAAACTGTAATCAGTTTTATCTAAATTTTCCATTAAATAAGCATAACAAGGATTTAGTTTGTTATAATTATACCATAATAAATCATTATTATAAGCATATTGTACAGCAAATACTTTATATAACTTCAATAAGTCTAAAGTAATACCATACTTATTCCAATATTCTAAATCTTCTTGTATAAAATTACGTACTTTAATATCAATTTCTGAATATCTTTTAGAAATTTCTTTTATTTCATTTCCTGAAGTAATAAACCCTTTAAATTTAGTTACTTCTCGTTTTGAACATTCCAAATTAAGATTAAAATCTGTATTAATTTGATATAATACATCTATAAAATTTAAACCTAATTTTTGAGATATAAAATCAAAAATTCCTCCATTCTCTCCAGTAGAAAAATCTTTAAATCTCAATGTATCTCCAGAACTTCGATAAATACAGAAGCTAGGTGTTCTATCCGTTCTAAACGGACTAGAAAACACCTTGCCTACTGTAAAAGAATTTCCAAGATAATATGCAAATAATTGATATTCTGAAAGTCGATTTAATATGTTTTCTGAATTTAACATATTTTTACTTCTTTCTTTTAGAAGTTTATCTATATCTGCATACATACTTTATATACTAAATTGTAATTAAAAAGGAAGATCGTCAGTCTTCATAGCTCCCGGAATTTGGAATTCTGCTGCTGAAGGACTAAAATCAGGACTCGTCGCTAACGAAGCTGCACTATCTGTAGGTTTTTTATCTTTTTCCATTTTATACAGTGCTCCTGCTTTCAAACTTTTATTAATTTGTAGTATGAATTTAGAATCTGCAGCATTTATAGTAGCATCTTCCATAAAAGGAACGAATGGAGGAAAAGATAAATGATTATTGTAATTGTAATGTACAAAAATTCTAAATTTCTTAACTGCTAATACTTGAGGAGGAAGAATTGCTATAATTCGATTTCCTAGATCTTCGAAGCTTGTCAATCCGTTTCTCAAACTTTCAAAAGTACCCCAAGGTGCAGGTAATTGAGTTGGATAAAATTTAGTTATGATATGTTTCAGTCTAGTCATTTGACTATTGATTTTCTTTAACATTTCTTCTTTAGTTTTTGTTCCTGAAGCATCTCCTACAGGAAATTCCATTAAAGAAATTGTAGCATCTGTATCTAGGTTTTTAAATGTAAATTTAATATACTTTTTGCCTGTTTTATCAGTTTCCATCGTAATAGATGAAATTACATTATTTTCTATAATACCGGGACCGGGAAATACATTAAAATCTTTACCTTCTGCGTTATAAACTGTAGTATCTCCACTAATGCTTTTATATAATTCTGTTGACATAATATTGTATTTATTTTTATTTTACTTAATTAATTAAAACTTTTTCACTTTATGTTTAATTACTAAGTTAATAATATATTAATTTTATTATTCTAATACTGCTTCAGAAAGACTAACAATAGGACTTTCTATAACCTCTTCAATGACGGCTTGTTGAGGTTCTACATCGGCTGTTTCTTTTACTATCTTTTTAATTTCATAGAATTTTATTCCCGGAGTATTTTCATCTTCAATAGGAGTTAAATCTATAGTTAATTTAAAAGATTCTGTATTACCTCTACTGAAAGAATCTTTTAATAACAAAGCATAATAATTTGAAGTTAAATTTCCGTTTCCGAAAAGTTTAAATCCTTGTTTATCTTGAGCTTCGTATAAGAATAGTTTGCGATCTCTATTTTCAGATTTGTATTTATCATCTTCTGCAATTCCTACGTATTTATTAGCTAATCCCAAACCGTCTAAAGCAGCTTTAGAAAATGTTATTAACGATTTTGAGCTATCTACTAAAATTTCTACTGTTGTGTCTACAATTAATTGTTTTTTCTTTGTGTTTCCGTAAAGTATCATAATATTTATTTTTAATTTGTTATTTACTATTTTTCTTTTTCTAATTCTTCGTAGAATTTCCAATGATATTCTTGAATATTCATTTCTTATTTACTTAAAATTGTATCTAAAAGGTATTTACAATCATTTGGTATTTCGTTTATTTCCTCCCCAAAGTAATATGGAGGGCATTTAGCCGAATTTGTACCATCTGAATTTAATATAAATTTGTATTTCCTATCTTTAGGATTTAAAGGATTTATTTCAATGTCAGCATAAACAACTGTTGAAAAATGTTTTTCTACTGCACCTTCAAATTCCTTCCCCTTAACCGCAATACGTCTTTCTTTAAGTCCTCCTTCATCTTGTACCCATTCCGGATGAGCAAGTACAATTACCGGCTTTGGACATCTTTTTATAGTATTTAATAAATTTGCAATATTTTCATTGTAAAAGTTAAATACATCGAAACCTTTTTTGGTTTTTCTGGCTTCCATCATTAATGAATCTAAATACATAGAAAAACTATCAAACCCTATAACTTGAATATCAGGATTTTGAGCGTATTCTATTATTTTAGCATAAGCCTGATTCCAACTTTGACATAATGCGTGATATTTAAAATTATCCTTAAAAGGCAATTCTTTGTATTCGATATTTATAAGTCCGAGTTCCGTTCCAAAATTTCTAAAACTCATACTTTTTCCTCTCCCCGATGGAGCTACCACTGCAATCTTTGGTGGTAGTTTTACTCTGCCTGCTTCTTCAGCCATAATTTTTATTTTTTAATTAGTAACCTCCTTCAACACAATCCTCTATTGTATTGAATTTTAATTTATTTATCATTTGTAAAATACAAGGATCACCTTCTCTCAGTTTTATTATATGTAAATATAAATATCCTGCAGTTAACCATTGATGGGGACCATAACGGTCTAACCCCATATAAAAAGGATTCATTATTACAGATACCATATCTGAAAACTGATAACAACTATCCCCTCCGAATATGTCGGCTTTTTTTGGGAACTGCTGTGTAGGTTCAGACATTCTTTCCGAACTTTCTATATTTCTATTCATTTGAGATAATAAAACAAAAATTGCTTTTATTTTCTTTTTCATAAAATTTATAGCAGTATATAATTCTGCAAGAATTATTCTTTCTAATTCGTCTCTTTTACCTTTAACTAGAATAGTATGATCTAACAACACAACCAAGCCTCTATTTGGATCATTATGCTCTTTTTGTTTTGCAGCTTTAAAAACTAATATAGTATTTACAATTTCTTCTACTGTACCTGCATCCTCGACATAAAATATGTTCATTTTTGCAAATTCTCTGGCATGTTTCAATAAGATTTCGTAATCATTGTCTGTAATTATGACATCTTCTTTTCCTGAATGTAATTCTTGTACAGTTTTAGTAGTAGCTTTTGAGAGTTTTCTACTTACTAAATTTCTACTTAACCAATTATGTTACCCCATAAGCTCTTTATCTTATGGTTCTACACTTTCATTTCGTTATATGTGTAGTTCAGACTATCTCTTCGTAAAACTAAATTCTATGGTTTTAGAATATTTTACGCACCGCACTCTTGATACTTCATTCTCCTCAACACCACTTGGTAGGAGAGTATGTACTAGTCGTTGTTCCTTTATCATATTACTATGATACTTGGATAAGGGTTATCTTAATTAAGACTTTCCCAGATTCACGATGTTACGAGACTATTTTATTAATTTATATTTCATACAATTTATTTTTTCTACATAAGGTCTAATTAAAGAATCAAAATGATCTCTCGATTCCTTAAGTATTGTCATTTTGTGAGATTTTGTAATAGAAGTTTTTATATTATAAGTTTCTTCTAAAAAGTCTTTAAATACAATTAAACTTTTAATGTCAAAGCAATCAGTAGAAAGTCTATAACTATTTCTTTTTGGACTGAATCCGTCATCCATATAATGAACTGCCATAGCAAAAGTTGAATAATATTGTAACAACTCTTTTTGAATAACTTTTTTGTTATCCACATATAAAAGATTACGAAAATAAATTAAATTAGGATTAATTTTAGTTCGTACTAAACAATATTCATACAATTTATTTGTTACTTTATTTGGAGTTTTTCTTATGTATTTATAACTAGAACTCCCTAAACTTTTTAAAATCTCTGCTTTCCATAACAAATAATCATATTGTCGCATTCCATGTTGACAAATAAATTCATAATGTGAAGATGTTTTACCCTTTAAAATAGAACCATCTCCTAAACAACTTCCTACTATAAATTGTTTTTGCATTTCTGTTAATTGTATTCCCATATTTTGAATATTATTAACTTTTTTAAATTGCCTAATTGTAGCTGAACAAGTACCTAATTTTCTAGCTATATCAACACTTGTTTCTCCTTTATTTGTAGCGTCTATTACAAAATCTTTATCTATATATTTCTTTTCCATATAAAACGTAAAATTAATATACAAATATAAGTGAATAAATTGTATTTTCAAAATTAAAAGTCATATTTAATCTCAAAATTAAAACTTAGCACGTCAAATTTTTCTTCAGGATTTAGTTGAAATAATTCAGTTTCTAATTGATTCAGCATTGCTGTTTTCCCGCTTCCAGAAAGTCCTGCTATTGTATGTACAGTATTCCATTCTAATCCTCCACATGCAGCATTGTTATATTTTTTCCAAGGTGTTTTGAGAGATTTAATTAATCCTTTTCTTCTATCATCTATATATTTAACAGATTCCTCGGCAGATTCTGCAATATGTTTTATTTTTAGTATCTTAGAGTAGTCGTTCTCCATGTCTTTCTATATAACCTCCTGATTGCGGAGTGTTTGCTACTAAAGGAATATATTTTTCCCAAGTTCTTTGATTTATCCAAGTTTTTAATTCTTGCATTGAAGAGAGAAATGCCGATCTTTTTTTAGTACTTATTTCATATCTCAAACATTCAATTATCAACTTGTGTAAATCAGGTTTATTTTTTATAATTTCCTCATATTTCTTTTTTAAAATTTGATTCTCTTTTGAGTTTAAATCCACACAATGGAGTACTCTTGTTCCTCCATTTCTTCCCGGAACTTTTAAAGGATATTCCGATAACAATTCCCAAAAATTATCTTCTTTTATTTCGAATAAAGTATTTAATAAAGGTTTATTTATAGTAGATTCCTGAATATTATCTACATTAAAAGATATAAAATATCTTTTTTCTATTAAGGATTCTATATTCTGCTTTAATTCGCCTTTATTCTGGAGATATTGAAATAGTTCATAATTTCCATTTTGGAAACTCCATAATAACCAATATTGATTTGGAGTTAATCCATATTCCATTATCTTTTTTAAAAATATTAAATCATGCATAACTATTTTTTTCTATTTGTTCAAATAATTCTTCGACAGAATTTACAAAGATGGAATCACTTATAGCTTGAGAACTCATTAACCAACTATAGTCCTGAGAATCTGGAAGATATAATCTTATATAAGAAGCTTTTTTTCCTTCTTCGTCTAATCTTAATATTCTACCACATTCCTGAACTAAGTCTTTTATTGTTCCGTTAGCATTTACAGCTATTCCAAAATTAGTATTTGTTAAATTTACTCCTTCGTTTAAGGCTTTTGCAGATATAATTCTATTGACTTCTCCGGAATTATATCTACTTAAAGCTGAAGTTCTGTCCTTTTTCTTCATTTTGGAATGTACTGAAACTGCAGATTCTCCAAACATTTCTTGTAAATTAATAACATCAGAAATATATTCGGTAAATATTATTCCTTTTTTATCTCCGAAATAATCTGATATTTGCTTACATACTTTATATCTACTTGGCAATTTACTTAAAAATTCTCTTCTCTTTCCTATTGTTTTCCAAGGTTTATATCCGTTTCCTTTTTCATATTCTATCTTTTTGTTCAGATGTTTTAATATTTTTAATTCTTGTTCTGAAGCTTCGATAGGCAAATTATAAATATTGAAAGGTGCAATAAGTCCAAGTTCGACTGCTTTTTTAATAGATACATATTCTACTAAAGGAGCTATTTTATAAGCCCAGTATCTTTTTTTACTAGGTATATAGGCAGATAACGTTAATAATTTATTATAGGTGTTATTAAAGTAAAATTGCATAAATACAGACTCTTTTTCAGAATCTATTGGTTTTATAGTATTATGATATTCATCACATATTACTAAATCAAAATGCTCTCCTATAAGTTTACATGCCGAATGTATACACATAATTTTAACACAAGTCTTAAATGTAAATTCAGAATTCCATTTTGTAAATTCTTCTACCCAAGCATTGTCTCTAATTTCTTCTGTAGGAGTTATTATTAGAATTTTACAATCGTAGTTTGTAATCTTAGCTACATATTCTGCAGCTAAGACTCCAATTCTACTTTTCCCTACTCCGGTACACACGACTACAGAACCCCTACACCCCATTAAAAACCATTTATTCAAAATATATCTTTGGATTTTATCTTTCAGTTTAAATACATCTTCTTTATGCATTTGGTAAACTATTTATTATTTCTACAAATCTTGTAACAGTAGTTCTTTGATAACTTACATCATATTTAGCCTGTAAAAAGCAACAAAAACGAGTATTTCCTTCGTTAAATAAGGCTATATACTTTGCATTTTCATTACCGTGATACAAATAAACTGCTACTTTTTTGTTTTTACATAGATGTTTGATCGCTTTTACTGCTTCAGGGGAATTAAGAACTTTAAAAGATCCATAAATAGGTTTAGTCAATCGGAAACCAACGTTTCCATTCTTCTGCTTCTTCACGAATTTGTCTTTCCCATTCTGATTCGGCAATATCATCAATTTTGTCATCTTCTTCTATTTTTGGAAATAAATTTAATTGTTTATTTTTCTTAGGATTATTGAAATAGCTTTTTCCATAATAATTAGGATAAAAATCATCCTCCCAATCATTAAATTCTCTTTGATAATATGTAGGAGTATGAGTAACAGGTGCTTGTTTTGTATGTATATACTTTTTAGTACAAGTTTCTGCTATTTCTTTACAAAATTCTAAAGTTTCTTCTATTTCAGATATTTTAACATATTCGTTATTAGTATGTGGATTATAATATCCACAGCTCATATTAAAACAACTGATATTTAAAGAGCTGAAACTTAAAGCATCTGTAAATAAACCATCTGATTGCGTTCTGGAGTATTTAATGAGTAATGGATCTATATCCTGTAGAAATTCTTGAGATACTGTAATACCTCTATATTTCGTTACAAAATCATTAATTCCTTTTCTATCAACTCCTCCGATAAATCGACAATCTTCTAACCAAGTTTTATTAAAACTCCTACTTCCAATTCCTCCAACTTCTTCTCCTGAGAAGAATGCTATTTTTATAGTCGGAATAACTTCTAGTAATTTTAAACAAATATATATCCCATTTTTGTCATCTCCTCCCACACCTACAGGAAATCCGGAATTATCTTCAGCATAAAGTATTCCGTCTTTTTCTATACAATTAAAACCATTATTATATGTATGAACAGTATCTAAATGTGCCGTAAACATCGGATAAGTATCT